CGAGATCGTCGGCTGATGCTAGTCGCCTCCCTATGTGCTGGCGATACGCTAGTCACCTTAACCAATCCAAGCCCACTAGACCCGGATGACGTTGAGGCCCGTGAATTATACCATCTCACATTCACGGACATGCCGACCGGCAAGACCGAGACCGTGGTTATCCTCGGGGAGAGTGACGCACTATATGCCATAGCAGCATGGATAGCGGCAGATGACGGTCTAAGCTTCCCTACCGTCCTCAAGATGTATCAAGTCCTGAAGGAAAAAGTCCCTAAACAACTCCCCTAACCCGTCCCCAACCGCAGGGATAGACGCGGGCAATGCCTGGACCATCCTCGCCTAGGCCGCTGATAGGAGCGTCCTATGCCTTCATGCTTCCAGCTAATCGACCGGAATACTGGTCAGCCTGAGTTCTTCCAGGTGATAGACCAGCAACTATGCCAACACCTTGAGCTTCCATTCAGCGACACCGTATATGTCGCTGATTGGTATGACTTCATCGGCTTGAGCCTAGCCTTGGGCCTGAGCTTCGCTGAGATTACGGATATGATCTTAGCGGATATCGCTAAGTACAAGACCAGGGACTGGACTAGCGCCGTAGACCGGCACTATACCCTGCTCCGCATCAACCACTTCCTAATCGAGCATTACACTAGTGATGCTTGGAGAGAGTGGTAATCCTACGCTGAGAATTGACGCGGCCTAGACGTGGATGGTCCAAACGAGATGCTACCATGCCTGCCCCATCATAGGAGGTGGAACATGGCTTTCGTCGTCTACAATGCCTGCTACGGCGGGTTTGCGTTATCCGAGGCGGCCGTCCGGCTGGGGCGGTTCCTTAGCCAGGACCAAGCTTGGGCAGGGGCAACCCTTAGGGGGGAAACCTACCCCGATGGGGAGGTCAATGACTTGGGATACGATAGCTACCATATCACAATATCTAGGGCCGACCCCATCCTGGTCCAAGTGGTTCAGGACTTAGGTGAGAAGGCAGGTGGGCAGCATGCCGACCTGCAAACAGAATTCGTACCCACTGGTCGGCTCTACCGCATCGATGAATACGACGGCTGGGAAAAAGTCGTCCTTTCCGGTGATGATAGGTGGGAAGTAGCTGAGTGAACTAAGGTGGGGCAGACGTGGTAGCATCTCACGGGATTGTATACAACTGATGGCGGGGTATAACGCGGAGCGAAAAGCTATGATGCGAGAATATAACCCTGCTATAGGACGTTGGTCAGGTGAGTATGGGGGGACAGAGTGATGGGGACACGCTACCGCATCACCGAGGCCAAGGCCAAGGAGATATTCCAGGCCGATGACCTGAGCAAGTACACCCACATGCAATGTAGGGCCGCTGACAACCTTATGAAGCGACGGGCCTTAAAGGCGCTCAAGAGCAAGCTTAACAATGTCCCCGATAAGAAGGTCAGGGACTACGTATACCTCATGGTCGATCACCACTTCGGCTTCGCTGAGACAGATGACCTTCTGACCTACCTAAACTGCTACCCCTCCTGGGTAGGGAGGCGATGATGAAATGCGTCAAATCCCCACCCAACGCCGACGGTATCGCTGAAATCCGCCGGGTCCATGAGTACCAAGCCAAGCTCCTGGTCGAGCAAGGTTGGCACTACATCTCCAAGGGCGAGTGGAAGCGTCACGTTCGCCCTGACTTAACCAAAGCCAAGGCCGAGGCCGCGGTACTGGTCAAAACCATGCAACCAATGCGGAGGGTGTGATGCCTTCCTACATTTATCAAGAGGCCTTGCGTCTAGCTAGACGTTTGGCCAAAGAGGCCTTGCGGGCTCAAGGGATTCCTCTGAGTAGCGTATCCTCTAGGGACATCACCATAGCCGCCAAGGCCTTGCTGGAGAAGAAGGAGGAGATTTGGTTAGAAGCCAAGAGAGCAATAGCCCGTGAGCTTGTCAACTTCAAGGAGCCCAAATGAGCACCCTAACCCGCCCGGCATTCTACTACGTATGTTGTACTGTCAACCTCAATGACAATACAGACTACGACTACCCTAATCAAGGCCCGTGGACGCTCAATGAAGCCCTTACTTTCTTCAGGCTAGCGGCTAGCCTGGATAAGGTGAGCAGCTTAGAGTTCATCCTAATACCCAAAGCCGATCCAGTGTAAACCCAAACCAACCCCGCCATTCGTTGTATACAATCCCCAAGAAGAGAGATTGCGCAGGTGAGGACCGAGGGGTAGCAGGGGAAATCTGCTATCTTGGTGACTCAGCAAGGTGTAGGACGGAGTCAGCCTAACCTTGTCTCGGTTCTCCCCTGTGCAATCCCGCCGCACAAGCTACCAAGTCCCCAGCAACCTAGGGCCAATGATGCTCTCTCCGAGGCTCAAGCCCTACGACGGTAAGCCTGGGTCGGCGTAGCAAATTAGTGTGGGAATAACCACGAAGGAGGACGTAATGTCCGAGTTCAAAGTCCCTGTGGTGAAGGGTAAGACCTTCATCAGTGTCGAGTCGGACCTTATCACCGACGAGGCATTCTACCGGGAGGTGTTCCTTCAGGGTCTCAAGGTTGTGATTAACCGTGGAACCTCGAAGATCACCAAGACCACCTACCCGGATGCGGAGGAACTCAAGGCCGCGGCTACGGCCCAGGCCGAGAAGCTTCTCGCCGCTCTCTACGCCGGTGATACCAAGCTCATCAAGCTGACCGGCACCAAGGTCAAGAAGTCAACCGGGCAGGTGTTGACCGAGGCCAGGCGTATCGCCAAGGAACTGGTCAAGGCCGAGATGAAGGCCCAGAAGATCAAGGTCAGCCACGTCAAGGCGTCCGAGATCACCAAGGCCGCGAACATGCTCTTGGAGACGGAGCAGGGCGCAAAGATCACGGAAATGGCCGAGGCCAACATCGCCGAGCGTTCCAAGCAGCCGTCCCTGTCAATCGACCTGAAGTCCATCATCCAGGTGGACCCGGAGTTGGTGGCCAAGGAGGCAGCCAAGAAGAAGGACAAGCCACTCTCGGCCAAACAGGCCGGGCTGGCGGCCAAGCGGGCGGCCAAGCCCAGCGCTCAGGCTACGGCGCACTAACCCTGCGCCGACCCATACCCCACCCAGCAATGAGCAACCATAGAACGGCCTAAAGCCTGGAGGTAGGCTCAGGATCGGTGGGTTTCCCCTACCCCAACCCAGCAATGACCACCGCTCAACCAATACGCGCAGACACTGGGCCGCAAGTAGATTGCACCAAGCCCACGTAGAGCCATATGGAAGGGCCAGAAAAGGTCAGGATGGGTTGGGTTTTCCCTTCAACACTTAACGGAGTTCACTCCAATGTCGGATCAGGCTATCCAGGTTAGCCCCGAGGAGGACGCCATGAACCTTTCCAGGCTCTTCTCGAAGGCGGCTGAGGCAATCGTCGCCGCATCGTCCCTTCCCAAGCAGATTGAAGACCTGCAAGCCCAGGTCAACGATCTTATGGGCAAGCTCCAGGCAGCAATGCTCCACGCTACGGAGCTGGATACTACCCTCCATGAAGTCCGCGCCGAGCGTGACACGGCCCGGCAGGAACGTGACACGGCCCAGGCCGAGTTGCATCGTGCCCAGGATGCCCATCAGGGCGAGGTTGCCTCTCTCCACAGTGAGATCAGTGGTCATACCCAAACGATCAACGCCCGTAACCGGGAGATCGATTCCCTGTCTATGGACCTGACTTCGACCAGGAAGGATCGGGACGACGCACAGTTCCAAATCTTGGACCTCCAGGACCAACTCAAGGCCGCTCAGGACAAGCTCTCGGCTATCCAGTCCCACTTCCAGTCGATCTTCGGCGCCACCAACCCTACCCCGGTCCCGGAGGTGGCCAAGCCTGAGCCGGTCTTCTCGTCGGGCCAGGGCTTCCAGCCTATGCCTACCCCTGAGGCCCCTAAGCCTGAGCCGGTCCATGAGGAGGGGTCGGCTGTCCCAAGCGAGGACAAGCTGGCGGTCAACCAGGGCCTAACCCACGACGATCCCCGGCCATGGTGGGCCAGGGACGCTGGTTAACCACGAAAGGGCGGAGGGTTACCCCTCCGCCCTTTTTCTTTGGAGGAAAGACATGGCTAAGAACTCTGCCACAGCGGCGGACTTCATCCGCATACATGAGTTCGTCCGGGACAAGATTAGGCCCACTGGTCCCGGTGAGTGTGAATACATCGATGGCTGGGATGACCAGAGGGTGGCCGATGAAATCAAGTGCAATCGCCATTCAGTCACCACGGTTAGGAAGCAAATGTTCGGCAACGTCAAAGGCCGAACATGGACCAACATCGAAGCCCTCAGGGCTGCGATCAAGTCCGACATTGCCAACCTGGAGAAAGCCGTCCAGGCCTTGGAGCAGGCCAGTGGAGAACTGAATAAGCGTCTTGGCACTATAGAAACGCGGCTAAAGAACAAGGGATACCGAGGCACTAGAATTGGAGGGCACGGTAGCTGAGTATAAGAAAGCCCCGCCCTAATCCGGCGGGGCTTTTTTCGTTCCTACGCCAAATCAGCCCTATCAGAGATCACAAGAGGCTTGATTTCTACAGCAACTTGTGGTATAATACTGTTACAATGGATCAGGAGGAGAACATGGAACCCATAACCGAATGCCCTGAGTGCGGCGCCGAGCTGCACGAACATGAGGACGGCCTTATCTGCGATGAATGTGGTTGGGAATTGGAGGACGAAGAATGAGCGCCTCCTTTGCCCTGTCCGCCCGGCCTACCTCCTCAGCCGTCTGCTGGGTTGACGCCGAGTCCCTAGTCGTGGAAATCCCATCCCACGATGGCTCCCCGCCCTACATCACCCGCTACCCCAAGACCACGACGGGGCTAAAGCAAGCCCTAAACGTGCTCCTTGAAAACCCCTCCCCCAAAGTCCCCGCGACCTGCCTTACCAGCCGGCCGCTCCCCAAGATGGCTAAGGTTCCTAACGAAGCCCGGCAAGCTGCATCGGATATCGTCAAGAAGATGTTCAAGTAAGGATAGGCGATCCAATCGCCGCTTATTCATGCCCAAGCCCCGCCCCCGTCGCCCCAACACCTTCAACCGTTGGAAACTCATAGATACCACGCTTTGGGTTATGGCGATGGGGTTTGTTCTCCTCACAGTCCTGGTTAGGTGCAGTCATGGCTAGCAGGTTCAGATGACCTACCTCATCCTCCACAAGGTCCGCGGCGAGCCCGCCTTCGACATCGCTGAGATGAACGACGACATGGGCACACCTTCAGACCCTGGCCCTTGGTGGATCGTCCCCACCTCGGGCCATCGGGCCTACCCCTCCCGCTATTGGAAGCTCGAGGATTTGTTCGATGGATCGGGCATCAACGAGAATGGTTGGCACGATAAGCCCACCGACTTCAGCGATCTCGACCCCGACCTCCCCGACCATTACACCATCAACTCCCATCGCCCACCTTCAACCCTCTCGGCGACGGAGTTGCTAGGGAAGCTGGGAATTTTAGCCAAGCCAGTGCCCGCTGGGCCGCCGATGGTAAGAAGAGTGTAATGTACCCATTCAACCAGGAGAAAACACTATGACAGACTTTTCGCACTTACTGAACTGGAGGCTACTCTCCGGTTCACACGAGTTCCCAGGCCCTAACGGAGGAACGTGCATCAACGAGGCCGCGATTGTCGCCGCAGGATTTGCGTATTGCAGCGTGAACAACGCGGAGGATTGCCCGCCCTGCTTTTCGCGACCCATCGCGTCCTACGCAATCGGTCTCAACGACCGCATGCCCGACGAGCTGCGGCAGGAGTTGCTGATCCCATTCGTGACGCGACTCGCAGGCACAGCCGACACTCCAGAGATAGAGCGCAGCCGCGTGCATCTGGTCGCGGTCCGCACCGTCACCGACATACTGACAATTATGCTTCGAGAGTTGAACGAGACCGAACTCGTCGAGATGTGCCGCGCCGCTACCACGGTCGCAGAGGCGCGCAGCATAGCGTCGGCGGTCTACACTCACATGAAAAAGAATGTCTATGCCCACGCCACCACCGCTGACCGCTCTGCCGCCGCTGCCCACGCAGCTGCCTCTGCCCACGTCGCCATCGTCCACGCCACCGACTACGCTGCCCACGCCACCGCCTATGCCATCAACTCCACCGCCTACGTCGTCAACTACACCCGTCGGCGAGAGATTAAAAAGGAAACTTGGCAAGCGGCCGTAAGCATCCTCGACGCGGCGATCAAGGCTGGCAAGCACGGCGATGATCTCGATCACCAACTCGTCTGCGCGCGCATGGAGAAGGTCAAGCGCGTCGCGAGCGTGACGGGCTGATCGTGCGCGAGAGCGCCGACAAGTCCGACCCACACTATGAGCTGTGCGGCGCGCTCGAAGCCATTGCGCCGCTTAATCCGAAGACCGCAGACTGAAAGGCCCGCCAATGACCGACCCGCACATCACCGACAACGACGTAGGCGAGATCACCGTGACCGTGAACGGATCCGTAATCCGCGGCTGGTCCTACAAGGACGACGCCGAGCGCCGCGTCAAAATGCAGATGGCGCACGAGTTCGCCGAGGGATGGTTACAGGCGGTCGAAGCCACCACGGTGCGCCTTCGATTAAGGATTAGAGACCGGCTGAACAACCACCTGTGCGGGATGAAGCCAGACTATGACTACTCGGTCGTCGGCTTCATCGAAGCGTGGGACGTGGTGTGCAAAATCTTCGACTATGAATTCGGGAAGACGGACCACTCGATGATCGAGCGCGTTCACGAGCAGGCGTAACCCAAAGGCCCGCAATATGGTGAAGCAGCAGCCGACAATCACGGATTTGCCCGAGCGCCTACCGGGTGAGACAGATAAGGTGTACTGGAAGCGTGTGGAAGCCGGGCTCGCTGGCGAGAACATCCGCAGCAAGGCGGACTTGCGAGACTGGACCGGCAGTCTGCCGTTTCACCTGAACCGCGAACCCAAACCATGATCTACATCTACATCACCATCCCCATCATTCTCCTTATAGTCATATACGGCTTGGTCGCCCTCACGCCCAGGCCCAGACCCCCGGAGGAACATTGATGACCGTCCCCACCCAAGGCGAGGAGTTCACCAAGCTCCTCGATAACCTTCGTAAGGCCCAGGACAACTCCGCTATGCTTGCTCACCTCACTAGGGCGCAGGGTGGCCGGAAGGACAAAGCCATCGCCGATGGCTGGATTTCGGTAAGCGAACTCTTAAAGCGGATAATCTTCCAGGTGACAAAGCTGGCACAGGGGGTTTGAACTGATGCTTGCCGATGAACACCTACCGGATTGGGCCATGAACGTAATCCGTCTACTTAACAGTATGTCCCCATCGGAGGGAGCATGGAAGCGCCTGCGGGTAGCAGTTACCCAAGCTGAATTGCAGGAGCTTCGTAAGTTCTTCATTGACAATCCACATTACGGCTACTTCGTCCATTACCTGCGTGGGGTCCCTCTAGTAATAGAGGACCACCCATTAGAACCACCCATTCTTATGGAGTACCCATGACCATCTCCCTCTCCGGCGCCGCACCTAAAGCCGAAGTTATAGACCAGCTCCGGCGCCTACTCCAAGCCACCCTCTTCCCCCATCTGCCGATGGCCGACCGCGAAGCCATCATCATGTACTTCGCGTGGATGAAGGAGCAGAAGGAGGACCTTCAAGTGGGTTGCGAGCTAAGGTCGATCCCTGAGCTACAGCTAGTTCGTGTGAACTTTGAGTTCGCGTTCAAACCCATCCCACCTACGGAGGTTAGGCAATGATTTGGTACTGGAAAGTGCGAATATATCGTCCCGACGGTAGTTACAAGACCTGTCAAATGGTGACTTCCAAGGAGCTGTGTGAGATAGATATCATCCAAGACTTCTACCAAACTTTAACAGGATGCAAGATGCTCCTTGAGGGTATGTCCGAGATACCCTTCGGTCTAGCTAACGTCGGGGACAACTTCCTTGACTTTCTGACCTCAGGGGGATGTTAATGAACCCAACCATTGAGCAAGAAGCCATCCTCACCGCTGCAACTTCCACGTCGGCCAACCTCTCCATCAACGCCCTAGCGGGTACCGGCAAGTCCACCACCCTAAAGATGATCGAGCGCGCCGTTAAGACCGTGCCAATCCTTTATCTCGCCTTCAACAAGCCTGTCGTCACCGCCATCGAATACATCACCAAGGTCCAGTACGACAAACTCTCTGGCGATAAGAAGCCCACCTACGCCGAGGAAGCCGCGCGGAGAATGCAATCCACGACCACGGTCCGCACCTTTAATGGCTTCGGTCATCGGGTCTGGTCCCAAGCCACCGGCAAGTCCCGGCTAAACTTCAACCCCAAAAAGGTCCAAGACATCCTTCGTGCCTTGATCGACGAACTCCCCAAAGCCAACCGATCCCCAGCCTGGGACAGCTTTTGGGAAGTCATCAATGGCGTGAATATGGCCAGGGCCCTAGGCTACCTTCCCGAAGGAAAGTACACCCATGTCAAGCCACTCTGCACCGCGGCCACCCTCTACGCCGCCCTCGAAGAAGAGCCCGACGACCTCGTTGGAGACCTTATCGACATCGTCCTCACCCGGTCAATCGCCGCCGCCTACGAGGGGACAATTGACTATAACGATCAGGTTTATATGCCCGCGCTCTTTGGCGGCGTATATCCTCGGTACCCCCTTAACCTTATCGACGAAGAGCAAGACCTTAATCCCGTCAATCACGAAATGCTTCGGCGTCTTGTCAAGACTAGGTCAATTGGTGTGGGGGACCCATGGCAATCCATCTACGGATTTCGCGGTGCGGTCCAAAGCGGTATGGCAGCCCTTAAGCGAACGTTCGGCGCAACTAGCCTTGACCTTAGCGTCTCGTTCCGCTGCCCGTCGGCGATCGTCGAGAACGCCCGGTGGCGGGTCCCACACTTCAAATGGTTAAAGGATGGTGGCTATGTTGAGGTGCTGTCTGATATGGACGGGGGCGATTTCCCAAACGACGGCTGCGCTATTCTTTGTCGCAACAACGCCCCACTTTTCCGCGTGGCCTTTAACCTTCTCAAGCTTGGCCGTTCTGTGTCTGTCGCTGGCTCTGATATCGGCCCTAAGATTGTTGCAACGATGCGTAAGCTTGGCGATGCTGATCTATCGCGACCTTCCGTGGTATCTGCGATAGATGGGTGGCTTGAGGGCAAGCTAGCCAAGGGTTCGACCACCGCCCAGGACCTAGCGGACTGCATGAAGGTCTTCGCTTCCCACGGCGCTAATCTCGGCCAAGCTATCGCCTACGCCGAGCACCTGTTCGCCCAACACGGCACGATCAAACTCATGACCGGGCATAAGTCCAAGGGGCTTGAGTTCGACAACGTGTTCTTCCTCGACTCCCACCTTTGCCGTGAGACTGAGCAGGACTTGAACCTTAAGTACGTGATGGAGACTCGGTCGATGAACCGACTGAGCTACATCGACTCTGAAAGGATTAAGTGGTGAGCTTCGACCTATTCATCGTCCTTGCAGCAGTGATCTGCCTAGGCTTCTACGCCATTTGGGTGTGGGAAAACAAATGAGCCTCTCCAAATCCCCAGGCGCCTATCACGATTGCTACTCCGTTATGGACACCGCAATCCTCGATGATCGGGGGGTGCGTCTCCTCATGGTCTCCCGCGAGGCCGCGATCTTCTTCCGGATGCGATGCCACCAAGCGAGGAAGATTGATCGGGACAAGAACACAGAGACCTTCACCCTAGGCGACCCGCTCTACGGTGTCTCGGTTTACGACCAGCTCGTGATCCGCGATCCATTCGAGGACGGGGACGGCTTCTGGCTGGTGATGGAGAAGAACAATGTTATCCCCGGGTTGATTGTCTCCCTATCCACTGGCGAGACGGTACAGGCAACACTCCCGACCGTAATCCCCGAGTCGAGACAACTCGAACCACCCCCGGATGTTGGGGAGATGTTCGACAGGCTAACATCCTCGCCGCTATCCGCGACCGAGATCGAGGAGAAGATTGGGGAAGTAATCCCGCCGAAGCCGATGAATAGACGCGCATGACCCCAGCCATCGCCCTCGAACTCTGGCGCCGCGCCTTATCCCGAGAGATCGGGATCATCCTAACTTTAAAGGACCCCTCGACGAAGAAGCGCGTCGAAAGCCTTCTCTACGAGGCCCGCAAGAACGCCGCCGATCCACGCCTTGAGGTACTATCCCTGGTCTTCCCAGGGGATAAGCCCGAGGAAATCTGGATCATCCGCAAAACCACAGACCTAAAGGACATCAATGCCAGCACCCCTTTCCCGAACAAGACGCAGGGTAACCCTTAACCTCTTCGAAGAGGACTGTGCCCAGCTGGAAGCCAGATACGGCTACGGCTGGACTGAGCAGGTGAGGTTGCTCGTGGAGAAGAACTGCAAGGAGTGGAAGGCCGCTAAGGCCCAGCTTGGAGAAGTAGAATGAGCGATGTCGATGACTTGATGGACTTGGACCCACTAGGTCTTTCCGACCGCGACCTTGACGCTATCGTCGCCTACCACCGCAACCGCCGAGTGGAACCAGGGGCGAGGGCATCGAAGGAGACAAAGGTAACCACCAGCGTCGATCTCTCGGCCCTGATCCAACGGATGGTGGGGAAGCCTGAGCCGCCTAAGGCCGCGCCCAAGACCGGGCTGAGGAGGGTGTGATGCTAGGCGCAGGAAGCTTTGAAAGCGTGTCACCTTGGAACCCACCTGAGATCCCACCTGAGGTCCCTTCTCACTTCATCCCCGGCACCTTTATTCAATACGCATGGGACTCCACCTCCATCGGCTACCTCAAGACCTGTCCTCGGCTCTACCAGTATATCATCATCGAAGGCTGGTCCTCCACCGAAGAGTCCATTCACCTCCGCTTCGGCCTTGAACTCCACAAGGCCCTCGAGGATTTTGACCGGGCAATCACCGACGGCGCCAGCCGTCCCGAGGCCCTTCGCAAGGTCCTCAAGGAACTCCTAATCCGTACTAAGGGATGGGAAACCGACGAGGACACCAAGGCCGGGAAGTACAAGAACCGGCGGACCCTGGTCAGGACCTTGATTGACTACATCGACCACTACGCCAACGATGCCGCGGAGACGTATATAAAGCGGGATGAGACCCCAGCGGTGGAGCTGAGCTTCAGCTTTGAGTTGGATTGGGGACCTGCGCATCAGGGAGAGGATGTCAGACAACCCTACCTCCTCTGCGGCCACCTTGACAAGGTCGTCAACTTCGCCGACGATCTCTATGTCAAGGACGTTAAGACCACCACGACTACCCTAGGGGATTACTTCTTCGATCAGTTCGACCCCAACAACCAGATGACCCTCTATTCCCTCGCAGCTCAAGTCGTCCTTGGTGCTACGATCAAGGGCGTGATCATCGACGGCGTCCAACTCATGGTAGACAGTTCCCGCTTCGTCCGCGGGATCACCTACCGTAACGCCGACCGTCTCGACGAGTGGCTTAAGGACCTTAAAGTCATCCTTCGCGAGGCTGAAGGCTACGCCCGCGAGGAGTACTGGCCCCAACGCGACACCTCCTGCGACAAGTACGGCGGCTGCCGGTTCCGGCAGGTCTGCACCAAGGCCCCAGGGGTCCGTGAGAAGTTCCTCAAATCCCGTTTCACCCAGCTGCCAGAGGAAGAGCGATGGAACCCACTCAAGCCGAGGTGAGCCCTAGGGTCCGCTACCACGTCTATACCACCTGTAAGAGTGTATGGAAGAACACTATGGACCAATGGTTCATTCACTTCGATGGCTCGTGGGAGTCCCTGTGCTTAGGCCCTGACCAACCCGACATGAAACCCGGCGATAAAATCCACATCACAATCGAGAGAACTACATGACCTCCATCAACGACCACCCATCCTCCAAGTTCGTCAAACTCCTCCTTCTTGGTGACGCCAAGACCGGCAAGACCACATCCCTAGCCGACCTGCTTCGCCTGGACCTTAAACTCCGCATCGTCGATATGGACAACCTCCTCGACAGCTTCGTCTACTTCGTCAAGACCAAGTACCCCGACAAGATCGGCAACGTTGAGTACCGCACGATCCGTGACAGGCGCGCGATGACCGAACTAGGGCCGCAGATTTCAGGCCCGCCCAAGGCCTTCACCACTGCCATCAAGATGATGGATCACTGGCGCTATACCGAGGATGATGGGACCAAGGTTGACCTAGGCCGACCCGATACTTGGGGACCTGATTGCGTCCTCGTCATCGACTCCCTATCCCGGCTCTGCGACGCCGCCTTCGACTGGCGCGAACCCCTAACCCCACGTGGGAAGTCAGGCGACTACGATCGCCGGGCCACCTACAAAGATGCTCAGGATGCCGTCGAGGACATGCTCGCGACCTTAACCTCGGACGCGTTCGAGACCAACATCATCGTCATCTGCCACGGTCTGTACCAAGACCTACCCGATGGCATGACGAAAATCTTCCCGCAGGGCGTGGGCCAGAAGCTCTCACCCAAAATCCCACAGTACTTCCCGAGCTATATTCGGTACAAGAACCAAGGAGGTAAGCGAACCATACAGCTGAAATCCGACCCACTAATCGACCTCGCGAACCCAAACCCAGCGGCTATCCCGGATACCTTGGACATGGACGGTGGGCTGGGGAAGTTCTTCGAGCTTCTGCGAGGGAAACCGGAGCCTAAGACGGCTCTACTGAAACCTACTTTGAAGAGGGCGTGATATGCATCCATCAACGTTTGAGTATTTAACGCCGACCAACGAACAAATGGTAACCGTGGTGCGTGTTCGTAAGGCGGCAAAGGAGTTCTGCGAAGTTCTGGAACGCGAGCTGCCGGAAGGGCCGGACAAGACGTTCGTGATCCGCGCGCATCGTTCCAACGCCATGTGGGCAAACGTCGCGATCACGCGTCTGCCGGACGGTACGCCGCGGTCGAGAGGATATGATGAACTCTACATCCATCAAGAACCTAGCCATAGCCCTTGAGGCGTTGTCGAGGATTCCTGAAAGCAAATACTTCAGCACTAGAATTGAAGCCTTGCTTGGTCACGAACTCGACTACGCTAAACAACTTCAGGAGGAGAGACTCAAGCGAGAACAGGACCGTACACCTATCAAACCCGACGACGAGATCCACTTTTAACCCAGGAGACCAAACATGAGTAACACCAACCTCAACGACATCCTCAACCGCGCCCCCACCGAGATCGAACGGCCCAAGCCGCTTCCTCAGGGCAACTACGTTACCGTCATCGTCGGCATGCCGCGGTACGACAAGTCCTCGAAGAGGCAGACTGACCTCGTCGAGTTCCAGCACAAGTTCGCCTCCTACGACGAGGAGGTAGACGCCGAGGCCTTGGCCGAGGCCTTGACCAACAAGACGACCGGCGAGATCAAGTCCCTCTCCGACGTTGTCATGAAGAACACCTTCTACATTACCGAGGGTGCCGCTTGGCGGCTGAAGCTGTTCCTAAAGGATTGCGGCTTCAATGTGGAGTCCGACGAGATGTCCATGCGCGAGATGATCGAGCAGACCACCGGGCGCTCCGTTGGCGTGGTGATCAAGCACTCCCCAACCCAGGATGGTCAGGGCGTGTTCGCCCAGATCGGCGGTACGTTCGCGGTGGAATAACACAAGCTTGGGGGCGGCGCAAATGCCGCCCCTTTCTATTTGAGGGAAAATATGCGCACGATCGTTGGATTTACAGGCCCTATCGGTAGTGGTAAGACCACCGCCGCGAACTACCTATTCCATCGCGGCTACATGCGGATAAGGTTCGCTGGGCCGCTTAAGGCCATGCTTCGGCAGATCGGCCTCTCAGAGGATCACACCGATGGGAAGCTGAAGGAGGAGCCCTGCGACATCCTCCTAGGCAAGACCCCACGCTGGGCCATGCAGACCCTAGGGACTGAGTGGGGCCGGGAGTGTATCGGGGAAGACTTCTGGATCAACGTCTTCAAGCACGCGGTACTCCGACAACCTGAGAAAATCCCAATCGTCTGCGACGACATTCGGTTCATCAACGAAGCCGCGATGATCGAGTCCATGGGTGGGGCGGTGTACTACGTTGATCGGCCCAGGACATGGAAGGCTGACCACTCCTCGGAACAATTCAACTGGCTACCGCCTAATGTAATCAGAAACCACGGCTCCGTCCGAGAGCTAGAAGACTTTCTAGAAATCCTTTTCTTCCCCAAAGGTGCGTAATGAAGCCCCTCTTCCTTCTCGGCGAAGCCTGGGGCCAGAACGAGGCACGTGTTGGTCTTTCCTTCGTCGGTGCAGCAGGGATCGAACTCCTGCGAATGCTAGATGAGGCTGGGGTTGTAACCCTTACTGCCGAGGATCACTCCTACCTCTCCCGCTTCTGGCAATCCTCTGACCCACGTTACGTTGACATGGTTTGGAAGATGCACCCGGAAGTCCACCGCTCTAACGTCTTCAATCTCCACCCGCCAAGTAACGACATCCTGGCCTTTTGCGGCACGAAAGCGTCGGGCCTCCCTTGGTACCCACCCTTAACCAAGTCAAAGTACGTGCGTGCAGAATTCGCGCCGGAACTCAAGAGGCTAGCCGATGAACTCGTTGAACTCGACCCAAACCTTGTCGTTTGTCTTGGAAACACACCACTCTGGGCACTTACTGGACAGGCAGGTATTTCTAAGCTCCGAGGAACTACTGTCCTATCTACTCACACGGCGACAGGTTTTAAGTGCTTACCCACCTTCCACCCCTCCGCAGTCTTGCGACAATGGGAACTCCGGCCGACGGTGATAGCGGACCTAATCAAGGCCTCACGCGAGCAGGGCCACCCGGAGATACGGCGGCCAGAGCGTGAGATATGGATAGAGCCGACCATCGACGACATAAAGGAGTTCCTCAATGCCTACGTCTACGGACCAAGAGACCGCCCGGTACTTTCTACAGACATTGAAACAGCTGGACAACTTGTCACGTGCGTTGGATTTGCTCCGTCCCCAAGAGTGGCTATCGTTATTCCGTTCCATGACCCAAGAAGAAAGGGAGGAAGTTACTGGCCTACTAAGGAGTCTGAAGTGGAAGCCTGGACCATTATACGACATGTCTTGGGTGATCGATCTATCCCTAAGACCTTCCAAAACGGACTCTACGACATAGCCTTCCTCTGGCGCTCCGTTGGCATAAAGGTTTACGGCGCCGAACACGATACTATGCTTATCCACCACGCTCTTCAACCTGAGTCGCTGAAGTCCCTTGGGTTCCTCGGGAGTATCTACACCGACGAGGACGCTTGGAAGCAACAGCGAGGGAAGGTGAAGACTATCAAGAGGGATGAATGATGACCCCTACCGTAATCGACATCTACCACGGTGACCGTGTACTCGGTGAGCGGTTTGGCGGCGGATATGGCGGCCTTACAGGCTTCAAGGCCTTAGCCGCCGCAGGTTTCAAGGGCGTGATACTTAAGGCCAGTCAAATCTCTGACGACCCTGCCTACTTCGGGCGTCGCCAAGCCCTGACTGCCACCACCCTTCGCCAAGGCGCCTACCACTTCAATACCAACGAGCCGGTCACAACCCAACTCGATCGGTTCTTCCGCTGTGCCGACCCGGATCAGAATACCCGCATGTGCCTGGATTGGGAACCGCAGACCGGGGATCATGGTCGTATGCTACCCCCACGGCAGCAGATGCAACTCTCCGCCGCCCTCGACTTCCTCCACTCCGGTTCCCAACGCCTCGGCCGCCGGATGACGGTCTATGGGGGGTCCTTGATCAAGCAGTTGATTATCGGCGCTAGCCAAGAGCAACGCGACGAACTAGCCCTATACCCACTCTGGCTTTCTGAGTACGGCCTGACGGCGAAGATGATCGACTTCAATGGCCATCCACTCCCTTGGAAGACCTGGGACCTGTGGCAGCGCGACGCCGACGGCCTAGGGCCAGATTACCACAACGTCCCTGGAATTATGACGAAGAACATCGATCAGAGCGTCTACGCTAGGACGGACGAGGAGTTCCAGGCAACGTGGGCAGGGACTCCTATCTAACCGGGGGCTCTTATGGCTAAGATAATCAAAACTCACGAGATCAGTCCCGCCGACCTTACCCCATTCGAGCGGGATATGGTCTACAACGGTAAAGACTGCTGCGTCACCGCGGAGGTCCTCGATGTACTCCTGCCTCAACTTGACCCTTATACCCAGGCGACGTACGATTTTAGTCGCGAGCTTCAAGGGCCTGTTCTTGAGATGCGCCTTCGCGGGGTGCTTGTTGATCAGGCGCGTAAGGTCGAGGTCGTTGACGAATACTTCGAACTCATCGACCGACTCGAGCGCCAACTCATGCGGATCGTCCTCGACGGAGTCGGCGTTATCGGCTTCAA